GTTCAATGCTACACCTGTGCTATCACCTTTAATTGCGCTAACTAAATCAAAAATAGCATCATCGCGTTTTACATTTAATGAGCCAGTGACTTCATATGGACCTGTCTGAACATAACCATATGGATCAAATGATGCACTTCCTGGCTGATAATGTACGCGAGCTAATGGTCTGGCAATGGTGATTTCCCAATTAGCAATCGTTAAGTCTTCAGCTGCAGAAGCAGTAGTAATATTATATGTATTTAAGTCAAAAATATTTTTAGGTGCGTCAGTATCCGCTGTTTTTTGACCAGATGTAAGAGCAAAATTCTTTTCTTCTGGTTGATACGCAGAGACAAATGTTGCTTCTACTACCATTTCACCACCATTAGTACCTACATCTTCTCTCATTGTCATTGATGTACAAAAACAACTTTTTATTACTACATCATTTGCGGTAGCATCAGAACCTGCATTTAAAAAAACAAGCATTGCTTGATCAGCACTATTTGAACCATCCTGCATAACTCCAGTATTGTCTTGCGCAGTTAGTGCAGAAGGACTAGCACCAACACCAAATAAAGGCAAGGTGCAAGATAAGACTGATGTAGGAGTTCCACGCATCGTCAAGGTTACTTCATATAATGCGTTATCGGGTCTATGATGACCTTGGTTTTCTATTTGTCCATAAATACCACTTCTAGGTGGAGCTACATCAATTGGCGCACTAGCATGTTCTATATTATAATCAGTAATTTGAAGTTGATTAAAAACATCAGTGCCAGCAGTCATTTCTGCACCAATTGCTACAGTGGTTGCTGGTTTTGCAACGAGAACTTCAACTTCACTGCGTGGTTGAAAATTTGATTCTAAAGCCATTACTTATCTTCCTTCTTAGATTTTTTAACAGGTTTGTCTATATTTTTTAAATAAGGTTCTATTTTTGCAGGTACTTCTTCAAACTCCACAATTAAACCTTTACATAACTTTCTATGTATGCTAGGTGCATCAAGACTATTAAAGTTTTCATCGTCTTTCAATTCTAAATACGATTCTTTTGCAATATATCTCATCCTATTATCTCCATTGCTGATACTACAGCAGTCATGTTTGCGCGCAATAAATCTGGATTGTCTTCATCGCGCTCATATACAGTGGAGTCGATGACAGCGTTATAAAACTGCCTTGTACCTGACTCACTGTAATTACGGTTATTGTATAAAAGTCTTTTCATTCGCTCTGCTACTAAGGCAACCTGCCTAAAACTTTCCTTGGTATAGTTACCTGCGAAATCCACTTGATAACTGATAAGGATTGTATAATCTCGAACCATGCCAGTATTAATCTGCTCATTAAGATCATCGGATACTGGCTCAATAAGAAAACTTTGATTGCCTTTATGCTCATCATAAAATATCTGTATCCCAAATTCATCTGCAATGATACTGTGAATATTGTCAATGACTCGATCATAGATGACATTGTTAAATGTGATTGCCATTATCTATAAATCTGTCCACTGCGCACAGTTCCGATTTGTATATCATCAGATTGGAAAGTAATGGACCACTCGTCATTTAGTGTATAAACACCAGCTTGGAATCGTATCGATGCGCCATATGCCAGTGGTTGGTAATCTCCATTCATTACTTCAGCGTCAACTGATTTATGCCTGCGCAATCCAGTATCATCTTTAGTAAAAACATCATATTTAACGGTACTTGCAGTACCAGGAGTAAATGTACCTGCTGTGCTGATTACAACGCGCACCTCATCGTAATCAGTGCTTGGTGGTCCAAACATTTTAATATCTTCGATGTATCCTGTACTGGATGCATTGACACTAATTTCTCTTATAACACCAGATTCACTGCGAAATGATGTTTCATTCCACATAACATAATCGCGTCTTTTTAACTTGGTAAGTAATCCTTCATCGCCTAATACACGTTCTTCAAGCTCGTCTGCTTTCTCTGGATCGCTACTACGAACTAAATCAGCGCAGGCGAGTATCGCATTGCAACGAATCACAATGAAATCATATGGCCTATCACTAGCACCTTGGTAATTTGAGTTACCGCGCTTATAGATGGGTCTATTTAAATAACTGCGCATGTGATCTGCTTGCTCTTTTACAACTCGATTCTTTAGGTCTTCCCAATCCTGACCTGCTTCAAATACGCTAGAGTTAAATGCACTAACAGAACTAGATGCAAGAAATACATCCACTGAGTCAGTGGATTCATTGTATTTAAATTCATTATCTGCGTTTGGAGTATCAGTAACCTTAGTAAGCTCTAGTCCATCTTTGTATAGATTTTCTATATATCCTGTATTATTAAGACGGTAGGTATCACTGCTTGGATTAGACCAATTGGACATTAGTACACGTTTGCGATCATAGCGATCTATATCACTAATTATTGCTTGTAAATCTGTGGTTATATTGCAAAATGCTGTTAAGTAACTCATGCTTGTGCTATCTCACTAGTTATACTATTAGTAGGTAATATGGTGACATCGGGTACATCAGCGCATATAATTAGTGCGATTATCGTTCCAATCGTAATATCAATATCTTGACGTGGGTCTTCCAATGTCTTGGCTAATTCTTTTAACTCATGCATTAAATTAATAAGATTATCAATTTTTTCTGAATCATCCATATTTCTGTACTATTTCACAATATTTCTCTGGAGTACCTTTACCTTTTGCAGTGTTATAGTAGGTCTTCCACTGTTTTGCCTGTTCTTCGAGCGTTCTAGGCAGTTTCTTTGGTATCCTGCGTAGATGTAATCTGCAAAATACAATCTGCGCTGCCAAATTCGTAGTAAGAATATACTCCCAGTCTTTTTCTCTTGGCGCAGTAAAATGTGACCAATCTAAATAACAGGCACTAGCAACAGACTTCATTAAGTCAGGTCGATACTGTAAATAGTTTTCAATTATATCTACCGCAACCCAAGGTTCACACTGATAAACACCGCGCGCTGGACCCTGTATCTGTTCTAGATAGATATATTTAGACTCTACCAAACCTATATTGTAAATGAACTCTGCTGCTTCAGGAGAATATAGGTCTATCTTCTGCAAGACACGCTTGATGAGTCCTTTCATTTGGTCTGGATTAATCATTTGCGCTTCATCTTTTTTATCATTTTCTTCTTTTTCTTTTTCTTTTTACCCATTTTACTTGATTTATGATATGGCATTATCTTGCACTCCTTACTTTACTTCTTGTTCGTTTACTATATCGTGCGCGTTGCTGACCTTTCTTGTTTGCGGCGCGCTTCAATCTATTCTCATATGCCTTTTGCGATTTGGTTAATCCTTTGCGGACACTGGCAGGTAAATACCGTCCACGCTTACTGCGCGGTTTCTTGGAATCGCTGGGTGTGACATAACCCCATTTCTGCTTGGTCCATTTACGTAAACTTTTCTGTGATTTCTTCAACGCCATTATCTATATCCACCACCTGCGCGTTTATATGCCAAGGCTAACATCTGGCTTTTTCTGGCAGACCAGGTTCCACTCCTGCCGCCCTTATTACCCGCCTTGATTCTATAAAACAATCTTTTTCTCAATGCAGGCTTGGTATAGTTGCCTGCTTCATTTACACGCGATTTACGTTTCCTCTTCATTTACCCACCTTCCTCATCGCACTTGTATGTGATTGACCAAAGGTTGCTCCTTTGCGCATTGCAGACACCATAGATCGTAAATGCTTTGCGGTGTGATGTCTTGCGTGTCCGCGCATTGCAGATACTTGTCGTTTACTTAATCCTGTTACACTAATTCCTTTTACTTTCATTACCATTTTACCTTGTTGGCCCAATACGCAGCACTCATTCTGCCTTTAGCAATATTGCGTGCATGACGCGCCTTAAATGACCTGCGCTTGGCCTTCATTCTGGCTGACTCACCTCGTTTGGGTTTACCAGCTGTTCTTGCTCCTTGCTGACCAAAGCGTATTAGTTTATACCTACCACCACTAGAAGCCATAACGACATGTGACTTAGTCTTATGACTTGGAGTTCGCTTTGGCTTATTCACCCCGCGCAGGCCCAGCCTGCGCATAGTTGCTTTGACTCTTGCAGGTACTGCCATTATTTGCCTTTAAATACGCCTTCTAAAATGTCAGTGACTACGTCTACTACTTTCTCGAAGAAGATTTGCTCTTTTTCTTCGGATACAAACGGTATGTCGATTCGTTTATTAATTGCACTGGCAATCTTTTCAGCCATTTCATCTGATCCTAAGTGACTAATTGCTTCTTCCTGCATTTTTGCAGCCTGCTCTTCAGCAAGTTTTACTAGCATTGATTTAATATCCATTACATTAACCTCATTATTGCGTTGATTATGATGGGTAAAGTGACTAAGGCGATACTGCCCCAGACTTGCATCTTTGCGATGGTTGTATCGTGTCTTTCTACTTTACCATTTAGTTTGTCTAAATGATTTTCAATTCTACCTAAACTAGAATAAATGTTTTTTAATCTTTCGTCATGCTTTACCAATAACTGATAAATATCTTTATTTTCCATCTTCCTGTCCTGTTATACTATGAAACTTTCCACCATTTTTAGGTAGCTGTTTCTTTATCACCATTGTTTTCAATGCTTCGTTAGGAACTGCCATTTTAATATTCCATTTACCGTCTGCGTCTTTCATATAGAACACTGTTTTTCTAATTCCCATGCGCACAATACGAGCTGGTCGCTCTTCTGGACCGAGATATACCACGTCATCAGCATTAAAATCGTTACCAATAAACACCATAAGGCCTTCGTAGACGTTAAGTATGAGTCCTTTAAAGATAGATATGCCCAAATATACAAAGGCAAGCCAGACAGCTTTTCCAAATAGTTCCTCTGCAATAGTTTGAAACTCATTATGATTCATTTCCGCTTCTTTTTTCCCCAGCTGAGTGGGTTGATGTTAAATTCCTTTTCATAGAATGATAGCTTACTTTCCAGTTCTGCTCTTTTCCGCTCTTCTTCCACGCTGTGCTTGTCAAGTAAACTCCTAATCGTGCTATCCGCTTCCACCAATTCGCTTTCAAGACTTGCAAGTCGAGACTCAATACGATAGTACCCATACACAAAAGCACCCACAAGAACGCATAGCTGTATGGCCCACTTGAAGTTAATGCTAATAACCATATTGTCATCAACCACGCTGCTACGATAACTTCTCGCTGTTTGAACATCACTCATGCGTTATATCTTCAAACTGATGGTGTAACCAACACCAGTTTGATTTTGTGTACACTTTCCCATGATAATAATGCATCACTGAATCAGCACCCATTATTTCTATAAACACTGTGTTTGCTACAGCATCCTGCGGAGTGATTACAACACCGCCTACGATCCATCCTTGACTGCATCCGCTTATTGTACTGATAAGTAACAGGCAAATCATAGCTCGTACTAATAACTTTAAAATCACCATTGTCTAACTTCTCTATTGTATGTTTCATATTACCATCCACCACGCCATAGCAGTTTCAACGATTATATCTGCAATAGTATTATATGCCCATCGCCTTTTGCTGCCATACGGTTTCCAATTCTCAATGTAGTATTCAAATACTTCCCATAATACGCCAATAATAAATACACCCATAACGCACCAGAAGTTGGTCCAACCCCACCACTGGAATACTTTGCAAAGAAATGCACCTGCGGCAATGTGGTATGCGGTCCACCCATCCAACTGACCAGTCTTGAGTTGCCATGATACTAAGGTTGATAAAGGACTCTTCATCTGTCTACTACTTGATTATTAATTATTTTATGCTGAATAATGTCGATGCGCCCATGTGAATCACCGTGAATTTCGGTGCATTTATCTACGTAAGCATTTTCAATAGTCTCAAAAGAATTAGAACGCTGAACTACTGATCCATCTACAACCAAGAAGTAATTATAGGAACTAGGATAGGTGAGTTCCTGTTTTGTACCATCACTCATCGCAATCATCTTACGCATTCCTGGCTTGGTGTTTTTATGAATAACCACATCGTGATTCTGAGCGCATCTCCTAACAATCATTATTCTTCTTCAGACTCCTCATTAGACTTCGCAAGAGACTCTTCTAGCAATCTAATAAAAGCATCTTTATTAACTGCAAGTTGCTGTTGAATAAAGTTGTTGCTATTTATTTTTGATTCGATGTTCTCTAAATGTAAGTACATTCTTTTTTGCTCATCATTAAAGTCTTTATTAACATCGTATTCAACACCATTTAACATTAATAAGACTGGCTTTTGATTTTCTTTTTTAGCCATTATTGACTCCTTGTTTAGTTAACAATTACAATCTTTACATTTACAACATTTACACATTTTATTCTCCAGATTCTTCTTCTGG